TCACGAGAAGTGGTTCCTCCGCTTTCCGTATTGGCCACAGCGCTCCCAACTCGAGGATTAACCCAAAAAAGGGCTGCCAGCCTAGCAGTAGCATTCGCGTTGCGCCACAGATTTGGGCACCGACTACCGGACTGGCAGCCCTTTTTTGCGTGACCTGGTTCACTATCGGCTATAATGCGAAAAGCCAAGCGGGTGGAACCGCTTGGCTTTTCTGTCCAATCAAAACAAGTGAGTGTTTCAAATGGCTAAGTACAGTATAGTACATTCGGTGCGTGTATGCACCGAATTTGTTCCAGAAACTTTCGGTCGTCTTACGACCTTAGGTCCAGCTTTCTTGATGCCGTGGGGCACCACAAATAAGCGCAATGCTTATCAAGTCTGTCTTTGTGTCTGCGGGAGGGCCACTACTCATCGCGTCAGCCAGATGAAAAGCGGCCTCATCCGTAGTTGCGGCTGCCTGCAACGGGAGATAGCCAAAATATGCAACACCACACACGGACTATCTACCGCACCAGAGTATAAAGCATGGGCCGACCTATTACAAAGATGCGATAATCCAAACGAGCCTGCCTATGAGGATTACGGATTACGAGGCATAAGTTATTGTGGACGCTGGAAGAAATTCGAGAATTTCTTTGCCGATATGGGACAGAGGCCCGGCCCTAGTTATTCTATCGAGCGAGACGACGTGAACGGCAATTACGAACCAAGTAATTGCCGTTGGGCTACTAAAAAAGAACAAGCGAATAACACCCGAGCCAATAGAATGATTACGATAGGCGATAAAATCGACACGCTAGCTAATTGGTGTCGACATTTCGAAGTAAACTACTCTACGGTTAAAGCTAGGCTATACAAACACGGATGGGACTCCATACGGGCCTTGACTACCCCAATAAAGACCAGATCATGACATTTTCCCAAATAAAACTAGCTGACGGACCATCCCCGGCTTCCAAATTACACCGGGATTATTGCCGAGTATCTCCAAAGAATTTCAGCAGTGTGCAAGATTGGAAACAAGTTCTTGCTGCTGGCGTTTCTTTTGAGCAGGCTGAGTCCATCATTCGATGGCTCAGCCATGGCGGGCTGCCAGAGTTTCCGGCAGCCCGAACGGTAGCCCGCAATGCCAAATATTATGCGGAGCTAGCGTCGCGTGATCCTATGGCTATGATCACGCAGGTATCCATAGAAGCGTTTGATCTGGCCGTCCGCATAGCCGACACAGGCTACGATATCGAACCTGAGTATGTACAGGATGCTATGCGACGCTACAGAGCGTACCTCGAGACGGTTCAGGAGGACGGACTGCTCTACGCACATATGCCTCCGACAAGAATCTTCGTCGAACAATGGTTCACGGAGATAATGGCTAAAGGAACTCCTCGCATGCGACGGTTCCATCTGGAGCATACCAAGTTTAAAGAATTCGTTAAGTTAACTGCCAGAGCGGCGAGAAGAGGCTAAAAAATGGATTACCGTATTGTGGTCGCGATTGTGGTGCTGTATATTATCGGCGAATGGGTGTATGCCTACTACCATAATGATCCAGTTCTGTTGATCCCAAGAAGTCGTCGCACGCGAAGGCTTCGCCGTAAAAATCGCCGCCGTAGGCGAAATTCGTCCCCCCATAACACTGTTTGGAGTGAATACCAGTGAGATCCGTTGTATTCTGTACTACCTGTAAAAATCGTTACCAACACCTAGCACAAACGCTCCCGGCCAATATCCGAGCTAACAATCGCGAGAACACGAAGTTCGTCGTGGTTGACTACAACAGCGGCGATGATATGTCTGAGCGTATCTGGGAAGATTTCCAAGCCGAAATGGATAGCGGTAAACTGCTCTATGTGAGGTATTGGGGCGACCATCCTTTCCGGATGGCACACGCCAAGAACATGGCACACCGAGCCGGCATTGCGATCGGGGGTGATATCCTCGTCAATCTTGACGCGGATAACTTTACTGGCCCTGATTTCGATGAATACATCGCCCAGCAGATGGAAGAAACCGATACGTTCTCCTACGCTGAGATGATTAAAGGCGTGCTACCTAAAGGGATCAGCGGTCGGATTGCCTGCACCAAAGACCAGTTCTTGCTTGTCGGCGGCTACGACGAGAAGTACGAAACGTACTCACCCGACGACAAAGACTTTAAAGCCCGGCTTATCCGCCTAGGCTTTCAGCCAAAGGCGATCGATCCATCTTTCCTAAACGCAATTCGCCATAACGACAAGATGCGGTTCAAAGAGTATCCGCACGCTGCCGATGCGGATGCAGAAGATTTCGCAATCGACCAACACAACCGTGTAGTCAATTACGGAAACATTGGATGCGGCCGAGTGACTATCAATTTCGAGACAGAGGCAGCCCTGATTCCGCTACCTACTCGTATATTCGGTATCGGCATGCACAAGACAGCCACGACTTCCTTGCATCATGCTTTCCAGATTATGGGGTACAAATCAGCCCACTGGAACAACGCCCACTGGGCCAAGAAGATTTGGACAGAGATGACCACGGAAGGTAGATCGAGAACACTGGAACAGAACTTCGCTCTATGCGACATGCCGATCCCGAATCTGTACAAGGAACTGGACAAAGCCTACCCAAACTCGCAGTTCATTCTCACGATCCGGCCGGAAAACGATTGGATCGAGTCAGTACGTAAGCACTGGGATCCGGACTTGAATCCGCAGCGAGCTTACTGGAACCAAGATCCATTCACCAACTTCATCCACAAGCAAACGTACGGGCAAAAAGGATTCAATGCCGAATTGTTCTTGGCTAAATACAGACAGCACAACGACGAGGTCAAGGCCCACTTCAGCGGTCGATCCGATCAATTGCTAGTCATGACCAAGACAGAGTGGCCGCTGCTCTGTGGCTTTTTGCACGAGCCAATCCCAGATGAGCCGTACCCTAGCCGCAACGTGACCCCTAAAGGCTTTGCCTACGATTACTCAATCTAATGCTAACAAACTTCCTCGATAAGTATCGAGTAAGTTGGTCTAAGAGCAGCAAGCATAGTCGCCAGGGCTGGACCCAAATTGAGGTCTGCCCAGGTTGTCATAGCCAGAATTATCACCTGGGTATTCGCGATGACATGCGTATGGCTAGCTGCTATCAGTGCGGCGGGAAGTTTGTGCCCAAACTTCTCTACGCACTTACCAACGCACCTCGAAGTGAAATCGATGCCTTGCTGGGCGATAGAGCATTCGTTTACCGCGAAACGGCTCCCGAGCTAGGCGTCTATACGCCGCCAACGCATCTCCATGCCGACATACGAGAAGTCTCGTCTGTGGCTAAGTATTTGACAGGTAGAGGCTACGACCTCGACTATCTGAGTTCAGTATGGGGAGTCCAAGCTACTGGGAACTTTTCGAACTACCCAAGACGTGCTTTTATTCCGATCTATGACGGACGCCGCTTGGTTTCCTGGACCGCACGCGCAGCGTGCGGACAGGAACCACGGTATCAAACAGCCAACAACAAAGAAAAATCTTTTCACGAAAAACACCTACTTTTCGGGAATCAATTTATCCGCGATACGTGTATAGTTGTAGAAGGTCCGCTATCTGCGATAAGCGTCGGAAGAGGCGCAGTAGCCACGTTTGGGCTATCGTATACGCCAGAACAGACGCTTTGGCTGGCTGGCGTTTGGAATAGAATTATCGTTTTCGATAATTCTATTCCAGCACAACGCAGAGCGAGAGATTTAGCTGGACAACTAAGTGGGTTCCCTGGTAGAACTATGGTAGTCAATCTAGATGCCGCTGATCCCGGCGAAGCGACAGACAAAGAAATTCAGGCCCTCAGAGATTTGGCAAATCTGCCACAGGAGAGATAATGGTAAAATTCAACACACCGGAAGACGACGAGAAAGAACACTTCGAGAGACTCGGTAATTTCTTAGGAGTATTGTTCTGCGGTATTCTGACCGGAACAATCCTTGGCTTACTTGGTTTAGGCATCGGCCTGATGTTCTTGTCGACAGTAATGGTCGCGATCGGATGCGGACTCAGCTTTGCAGTCATCGGATTCCTGTGGGGACTCCACGGAGGAATCCAAACTGTCGAGATGAACAGACGTATACAAGAAGGCCACTATCGATCAAAGGATTCGGAATGAATGTCGAAGTATTTGACGGAAGCGACGAACGGCTTGCCGTCGCCGCTTGTTGTCTCCAGACTCCAGTTCTGGCAAAGATTTGCCAGAACTTTCAGGGTAAACCGTTTGCCAATGTGTGGGCCAACCTAGTCTTTAGCTGGGCAGCCACACATTACAGGCAGTTTAACGCCGCTCCCGGGGCCGCGGTATTAACCGCGATCTTCGGAGAATGGAGCACTACAGCCGATAGAACTACTCGAGCACTGGTCGAGAAGTTCCTGTCGGCACTACAGCCGGTAGACATGAACGATGACTACTGTATCGAATTGATCGAGCGATTGGTCACTCGAAACGTAGTCAAAACAACTGTAGACCGGGCCAACGCTGCCCTGAGCAACGGCGAAGTGCAGCGAGCTGTTGATGTTATCCAGCAGTTCAAGAACCCGACATTTGGGACATCTTCCGATAACTTCGTTAACCCGTTCGAGAATGTTGCGGTCATTGATGACGCCTTATCAGAGGCACATTTAGAACCTCTGATCAAATTCCCGGCCGGGAGTCCAATTGCCCAGTGGTTAGGCCCAACAATGCACAGAGACGCGTTAGTGATGTTTTTGGCGGCGGATAAAGCAGGAAAATCAGCTACGCTGAGTTCGTGCTGTCAGCGAGCCTTACTGCAAGGCAAGAAAGTTGCCATGTTTAATCTCGGCGATTTAAGTCAATCTCAGTGCTTAAAACGATGGACTACTGCTCTGGTCGGCAAGCCGATTAGAGCTGGTCGTTATCGCATTCCGAACGACATAACGGTTGAAGAGAACGAGATTAAAGTAACTTTCGACGAACGAATGGCCACGGATGGCTACAGCAACAAGGAAGCCAAAGCCGCATGGGATAAAGCAGCTTTGCGGGGAGACAAGAATCGGCTACGGATAGTCACTACCCCTGCCCGATCATGTTCCGTCACAGATTTAGACAATCGATTAGCGGCATGGGCCAACAACGGTTGGGTGCCCGATGTGCTAGCAGTGGATTATGTCGGGTTGTTATCTCGTAATCCAGACCTTCCGGCACATGAATCAATCGATAACGACTACGCCCAACTGCGAGCAATATCATCAAAGTATAAAATCCTTGTACTCGGCGCGAGCCAAGCTAAGAGTAGTGCCTACGCACCGGGAGCAAGATGGCTGTCTATGGCAGACTTCGCTGGAAGTAAGGGTATTCTTAGCCATTCTAATGCAGTGATTGGGATACAAGCCGATGTGGCTGAGAGACAGAACCAGGCTTGTCGATGGAATTACTTAGTGTTGCGAGAGGCAGAACACCTACTTAACTTGCCCAGTCGCTACCTGGCGATCGCGGGAGCACCCGCTATAGGGCGATACCACTTAATTTCTACGTTCATGTGAGCGTTGGAATCCCGAACTAGCACTAACAACCCCAGTCAGAACCCCCAAACGAAAAAAATCATGAAAAAAGACGATTTAATCGCACATTGCGAGCAAGCAGAGGCTATAGTAGCATCCTGGCCTAAATGGAAACGACTCGTAGTCGAAGAAGCTTTAATCAATTCCCCCTACAGAAGAGAGTATAGACAACGTATGGCAGCATTCCCAGAAGTAGCTATTAACCCGGAAACCGGCCTCACCGAGCCCGCACGATTCATGCGGGGCCACTACGGGCCTAAATCACATGGCGTTCAATTCGAAACGACTGAAAAGATATTCCCTATGGATGGTGTCAAGCTAGTCGAAGACAAAGCGACACAGTCGACACCAATGCCGACGACCATAGTCGAAGACTACACAGCCTACGAAACACAAGTACTCGACGCCATGTGCCAACGTATCCACGAACACAATGTCGAGGCTGGGTGGTGGGATCAGATGGAGAATTCATTGGTCGTACCTACCAAACTAGCATTGATTATGTCGGAGGTCGTCGAAGCCCTCGAAGGGCATCGACGCGGCCTCATGGACGACAAACTCACGGACGAGACGATGACAGGCGTCGAGCTCGCCGACGTTCTAATCCGCGTATTTGATCTGTGCGGCTTCATGAATATTAAAGTAGGTACTTTGCTGGCAAAGAAAGCAGCATATAATGCGACTCGAGCAGACCACAAACCAGAGAACAGAGCTAAAACCGGAGGAAAAAAGTACTAATGAAAACCCTATTCGCGTTCCTTTTGTTGACGACAGGAGCGTTCTGCCAGCAGAACGCTATATTTCCCTATCCCGAATATCCGGATACGGCAATGGCCCCGGTCCACGATATACGTGACTTTAACCTGGACGTAATTGCCATGGCCACTAGTCTGTCGCCACATAGCTATCGACATCGGTCGTACGGACAATGGCTACAGGACCAACAACCTAAGCTAATCGTTCCGCCAGTGACTCCAAACCCCATTAAGATCAGGGATAACCAAGGCCGCATTACTGGAACCATCCAGCAACGCAGCAATGGCCTAGTTACGGTTCGCGATGCTCGCGGTAGGGTCACCCATACCGCGACTGTCCGAGGCAACAGTATCACTGTCAAAAAAGGTAAGTAAATTGAAACCTGCTAGTCCCAAAGCATTCGAACTATTCCATGCGGGAGCGATCGCTCTCTCCCGCATGGAGAGTGTGGGCATGCCAGTTTCCTTAGAGAAACTGAACATTGCCCAGACCGAAGTTACGGAGATGATTCGCACTGCAAGCGCGAAGCTTCGGCAGGACGAAATCTACAAGGTCCAGCAGAAGAAGTTCGGGAAAGAAACCTCTCTGGGTTCCCGAGATCAACTTGCCTGGGTCTTGTATTCCCACATGGGACTACCAGGATCAACGAAGTCAGAGCACGGACGCTACAAGCTAGACGAGAACGCCTTGAATGCGTTAGACATGCCTTACGTTACAGAGTTTCTGAAGCTACAAAAGCTCCAGAAACTCAAGGGCACGTATCTCGATGCCTTCAGCCGCGAGTACGTTAACGGTCGCGTCTACGGCAGCCTGGACCTACACAACGTTAAATCGTTCCGAGGATCGGCAAGCGATCCTAACCTAAACAACCTACCTTCCCGCAACGCGGGTATTACTAAGTACGTCAAGAGTTGTATTGTCCCTCCCGAAGATCACTACATAGTCGAAATCGACTACTCCGCTCTGGAAGTACACGTAGCGGCTTGCTATCACAAAGATCCCACAATGATCGACAACCTGAACACAGGCTTCGATATGCACACCTCGGTAAGTAAGCAATGCTACCGCTACGACGACGAATGGATCAAAGCCAACGTCAAGCTGGCCAAGGTACTTCGTACCGCGGCTAAGTCGGATGCCGTGTTCTCTTGGTTCTACGGGAATTACTACATCGACGTAGCCCTGCGGCTATGGAAGACAGCCACGAAGACCGGGATGCTGGATTACCTTGTATCGCAAGGAATCAAGCAACTTGGTCTGACTTATGATTTCGTCGATAAGAAGTGGGTAGAGCAACCCGGCCCTGATATGTTCGTCACTCACATCAAGGAAGTGGAGCGGGACTTCTGGAAGGTCCGCTACAGGCAATACGACCAATGGCGTCGCGACTGGTACCAAGCGTACCTCCAGAAAGGGTTCTTCGAAACCTTGACAGGCTTTACTTGGTGGGGTTCGGAGAAACGAAACTTCGTAATCAACGCAGGAATTCAAGGTTCCGCATTCCATCTGCTGCTCCGTTCTATCATCACTATCGACCAAGAGATTATCAAGACCAAGATGAAGTCTAGGCTATTTCTAGAAATTCATGACTCGTTACTCGCGATTGTGCCAAGGAACGAACTACATGATTTTGTGGCGATGGCAAACTATCACATGACGGTTAAAACGCGAGAGCACTATCCGTGGGTTATACTACCACTGAAAACGGAGACTGAGATTTCAGATGTGTCTTGGTTCGAAAAACGCCCTTATCTCGGGAATGAAATTTAACAAATCAAAAATCAGCAATGAAACGCAAGTCCTGCTATAATGCGAATACCCAAGCAGCGGAAACTGCTTGGGTATTCTAACCACATTCGATTTCAGGGAATCTCAAATGGCTAAGTACAGTATAGTACATTCGGTGCGTGTATGCACCGAATTTGTTCCAGGAACCTTCGGTCGTCTTACGGCTATAGGTCCAGCTTTTATGCTCCCGACAGGAACGCAAGGCCGTCGCTGGCGTCGGCAGGTATGCGTATGTACTTGCGGCACTGTTGATGTTTACGGGACGAGTAACCTGACTAAGGGCGACACTCGGTCGTGCGGTTGCCTACAGAAGGAAGTCAGCAGCCGCAGAAGCACAACGCACGGCCGCACCAAAACACCTGAATACAAATCATGGTGTAAGATGCGCGGCAGATGCGATGATCCTAAAAACAATCAATACCATAATTACGGAGCTAGAGGAATAACCTACTGTGAACGCTGGAAGAAATTCGAGAATTTCTTAGCAGACTTGGGATTGAAGCCTAGTCGAGCGCACTCATTAGATCGTCGGGACAACGACTGCAATTACGAACCAAGTAATTGCCGATGGGCTACGCCACGAGAGCAAGCTAACAACAGACGCAACAACTCTCTGGTAGAAATCGACGGGAAACTAGACACTTTTTCAAATTGGTGTAGACTTTTTGGTATGCCGCCGTCTACAATTAAGCGACGCATTCGGAATGGGTGGCATCAAGCCGAAGCATTTAAAACGCCATCTGGTCCTACAGGCCCTAAAAGAAAGAAAGAAAAGCTAATGCCGCAATTACCAAGATTCATCGGATGTCTAGGAAACATAGGAGCCGGTAAGGATATGATCTGCGACTACCTTGTCGCAAAGTATCACTTCACCAAACGCGGGTTTAGCGATCCGGTGTACGGAGTTTTGGCGCAGATCAATCCAGCCATTCCGGTCGGATCCAGTTTGATCGTTAACAACTATAGACCCTATAACGATCTCGTACACGAGTTCGGAATTGATTACGTCAAGCGAAACTTCCCTGAAGTTCGTCGGCTGCTTCGCGTCATCGGTACTGAATGCGGCCGGGAAGTTCACGGCCCGTATTGCTGGGTCAATTACATGGATCGGGCAAGTCGTGGGGACTATCATACCGCCATTCGCGATGTCCGCTTTGCGTCGGAAATCGATTGGTTGCGGGCTAACGACACTTTGCTTATCCACGTTACTGGCGAGCGGGAACAAGCTCCCAGCACGCATATCTCAGACAACGCGATCGATCCAATTGAAGAGGCCGATTACTCCATCGTAAATAACGGATCCCTTGCGGATCTCTACCGAGCAGTTGACGTAGTAGTAGAGGCATGGATAGATAGATAATATGAGTTTATACAAGAAATATCGACCACGTAGCCTCGACGAAGTCGTAGGACAGGCCGCGACAGTGAATCAGCTCAAGGGCTTCGGCACTAAAGTGCCGCACGTTCTTGGATTCTTTGGAGCGCCGGGAACCGGCAAGACGACTCTGGCCAGAATTATGGCTAAGGTTGTCGGTGCTAGCGAGATGAATATCATCGAACGGAACATCGGCCAAGACAACGGGATCGATACGATTCGTGAGATACAGCAGCAGAGCCAGCTCCGACCTCTTGGCGGCGGAACGACTGTCTACATTCTTGACGAATTCCATTCGGCAACTAAGCAAGCCTATCAGGGCTTGCTGAAGTTGCTGGAAGATACGCCAAGCCACGTATACTTTTTCGTCTGTACTTCACAGCCCGAGAAGATCGACAAGGCGATCCGCACGCGGATCACCGGATTTCAGCTCAACAATCTATCCCAACCCCTGATGGCAGAGCATTTATTGCGAGTGCTCTCGATGGAAGGATTTGTATCTTGCCCTGAGCCTGTCCAGCAAATAGCTAAAGCCGCCAATGGATCTATGCGCACTGCTTTGGTGATGTTGGAGCAAGTCATTGCTTCGGAGTTCGATCCGTCTGTCATTGCTAATCTGAAATCAGAGGAAGACGATTTTGACGCCAAGCCTGATTTACGGAATCTGGCCAGGGCATTGATTTTCAAGGAAGGAACTTGGGAATCTATCTACGCCCTAGTGGATGCGATTAAAGATGATGAACTTGAATCTGCTCGTTGGTTTATTTTAGCGTACGCCAAATCGTGTATGGCCAAGAAAAACACTGCTCCAATGGCAGCTCGTTGCATCCTCCAAATGAACGAGCCGTTTTTTAATTCGAAAAAACCCGGATTTTTAGCAGTTTGCTATAAACTTTTCTCCGCTCCCAGTGTATAGTAGTAATCTCTGAGTCGCAGTGACCAGAGGTGTCCCCCACATAAGGTATAATGTTCGTATGACAAAAGACGAAGTTGATTTGGAAGTAAGTGTCGGTAATCTTCCGGAAGCCCTATCGGTGCTTCCTCGCGACACAGCAGCATGGGAGTCCGTCTTAGCAGACGAACTTAACAAGCAGCACAAGGCCGAACAAGCCTTGAACTTGATCAAGGCCAAGACGGATCTAGCAATTCGGAATGATCCGATTGCCTACGGTTATCCTAAGACGACCGAAGCCTTGATTGCTAACTTGATTACCGTGCAGCAACCAGTGATCGATGCTGAAGCAGCATTGGTTGCGGCGAAGTGTGCTGTTAACAGCACTCGTGCGATCGTGAACGCTTTGGATACAAAGCGTTCTGCATGCAAATACCTAACAGAACTCGTTATTCGCGGGTTCACCAACTCTACCCCCATAGGAATGACTGAGTAATGTCCACAGAACACGACGTACTTTCAATTGACGACGAAGTAGCACGCATAGGAGACGGCGGAGACGGCTTCTACATGGTAAACACGCCGAAGACCATCCCACGGATGAAGATCAAATCGGCCTGCCAGATGGAAGCGGTAATCATCCCGTACAAGACAACATGCTCGCCGCGTGTTGCTCCAGGGAAGATGTATTTCTTCCGTGACTACTACCGTTACCACAAACTAGGTCCGAGCGGCAAGGATAGCTACTTCGACTGTGCGCAGACGTTCAACGAACGATGCCCGATCACCGACGCCTTCACGGCAGTCGGTGACCGACGCCGGGCCCAACGAATGGGCTTGGCGAACTTGCTAGTGTTGACCGTGGACGGTCAACCTGTGGACAAGTTGCACATTCTTGATGTGAGCTATGCGAACTTCTTCAAGCCGCTGTTCGAAGCAGCGAACTCGAAGAAGAAAAGGCGTGGACAGGAACACGCTGGTAATTTTGCCGATCCTAAGGCCGGTTCGATCATTCAGTTCGACTGGTCCGAGGAAGTCATGAAGACAACCGGTATCAAGTTCTTCGTAGGAAGCGCGTTTGACTTTGTCAAACATGAAGGACTTAGTGGTCAAGTTGCAGCCATGATGGCACAAGCAGTGGATCTTGATGCAGCTTTGAACAAATTACCGTATGATGAAGCGAAGGCCCGCTTCATCGACTGTGTTCCTTTAGCTGAGACTCAAGAAGAGTCGGCACCTGCTCGCGAGAGAACGGCACCGGCAAGGACAGCCGAATCAGTAAATGCTGCGGCGACGCAAGCAGTCGCAGCGGCTACGAATGCCGACGCTCCTTTCGATGCCGGTTGGGAATGATTCCTGCCGGCTTTTTAAACCAGTAGTTGTCGGGGGACGACTGCCAAGTAGCCCGCGAAAGCGGGCTACTTTCTTTTACAGAGTAAACAATGAACGCACTTAATAAATTGACTCAAGCGGTAGATGCTATGCAAGATACAACCTTAGCCGAGAACGACTTGTCGCTCGGATGTGATATTTTTGATTTGATGGTATCCGGCCGCGTTGGTGCGGCCATGGGACCAGGACGGTACTGTTGGTTTCATGGCCCCTCGGGTAGTGGAAAGAGCTACTACACCAAGGTGCTATTGGCGGAAGCCGCCAATAATCCAGCCTACGACGATCACCGTTTGGTGATGTTCGACGGGGAAAACGGTTCTAACTTCGACACAGCTACGTTCTTCGGGAACAAGCTAGCATCGAGGCTGGAACACATGAAGGCTGCCAGCCTTGATCACTTGTACGATGCCATGGATATCATTTACAAGAAGCCTGCCATCGTCTTGGTGGACTCGTGGGATTCGTGGCTACCGCAAGTAGCCATCGACCACATCGAAGCGTCGGCAAAGGCCAGAGCAGACGACAAGGATCCTGATGGTAGCTTCGGCATGGCCCACGGCCGCATCCACAGTGATCGCTTGCGGCTCTTGGTGCCGAAGCTCAAGGATACCGGTTCGATCCTGCTGGGCGTGTCCCAGCACCGGGACAACGTCAATAAGGCAAATAAGTATAGTCCTTCTGACGTTGTTCCAGGGGGTCGAGCGCTTAAGTTCTGGTGCCACTGCGAGATCGAGACTCGCCTCAAGGCGAAACTCGAAAAGAAGATCCAGGGAACCGATACCCAAATCGGCGAAGTGGTAACCATCAAGGTGGTCAAGAACCGAATGAACGGTGCCAAGGTTCCATTTGATTTGGAGTTCTATCCGACTTTCGGCGTCGATAATATCGGATCTTCCTTGCGATGGTTGACGGAGAACAAGTACGTCACAATACCTGGAGGCCGATACAAGCTCCCTTTCCTGGGCGAGAAGTCGTACTTTCGGGAGGATTTGATTTCTCATATCGAGAAATCAAATCTGGAACCGGAGCTAGCAACTTTTCTATCTGAGTGCTACGAAGACTGGCGAAGCCAAATGACCGTGGAGCGTAAAAGCCGCTATGAGTAATCTATTCATCGTACTAGACGTTTCCAATCTAGCCTACAGGGCCTTGCATACCGTTGGGGATCTGACCCATCCGGACGATCCCGATCGGTTCACTGGCGTCTATTACCAGTTATGGCAGACGGCGGTACAACTACAGCAAATCTATCGAACCTACAACTTGGCTTTTGCGTTCGATTCACGGAAGTCACTCAGGCAAGATGCCTATCTTCCCTACAAGCAGAAGAGGAAATGCGAAAGGCAAGCCAAAGAGGCAGCCGATCCAGAAGCCCTACGGCGTCGGGTCGGCATGCACAAACAGATTGACGGACTTCCGAGCCTGCTCCACGAGATCGGTGCCAAAAATATTTTTGGGCAGACGGGCTACGAAGCTGACGATATGATCGCCAGCATCGTGATCAACAACCCGAACTTTAATGTAGTCATTGTTTCGACTGATGCCGATTTGCTGCAGTTATTACGGCCTGGAGTTACTATCTACAACCCAGTCAAACGAAAAGAAACCACGGATATTGATTTCATCAACGAGTATGGGATCTCTCCTATTCAGTGGAATTCCGTTAAAGCCTGGACAGGATGCACCTCCGACAACATCGGAGGTGTTCCGGGGGTAGGGGAAGTCACCGCCATTAAATGGCTAAAAGGACAAATAAAACAAGAATCGGCAAAATACCCCCTCTTCACAGACAACTTAAACGTGTATACTCGTAACAAGCCACTGGTAACGCTTCCCTATCCAGGTACGCAAGCCAACGTGCTGAAAAAGCAGGCTAGCCAATTAAATTGGAATAGGCTAGCTTCTGAAATTGGTTCCACTAACTACGTCCCCACAGGAATTCTAGACGATGACTAAAAAGAAAGACAAACGAAAGATCGTACTTCGCATCCGAGACCAAAAACGAGCCGAGGCTAAGGCCGAACGAGCCAAAGCTTTCGCCGACGCTAAGGCTTTCGCCGAAGCCAATCCGACTCCGAAGTTGCAAAAGCAGCTTCGAATCCGCAGCCGCAATGAGCGGCAATTGCTGGAATCCGAAGACACTCTTCAGATTCCAATCAAAGCTTCGACTCGATTGGGGATCATTGTTGATCAACGAGTTGATCAATATCAATTGAATCACTGGCTCAAAGCGATCACACAGCAGCGAGCAATGCGAGAAGATCGCAATAAGGCGTTCACGCAAGCTTGGCAATCTAGCATAGGTGCCGCTCTCAATCATGCCCAACCTGAACTTGAATTGAAGACATTATGACTAACGGAGCAGCCAAAGGGTCCGCCTACGAGCGGACTCTAGCCAAAGAACTCAGCCTGTGGTGGACATCCGGACGCAGGGACGATATCTTTTGGAGATCGTCCCAGAGCGGCGGTAGAGCTACCCAACGGGCCAAGCAGGGCAAGAAAACCGCAAACGCTTGCGGTGATCTCTGCGCCCAGAATCACGAGGGCCAAGACCTTCTCGATCTCTTTACTATCGAACTCAAAAGAGGTTACAACTCCTATACGATCCACGATCTCATCGAAGGAGCGAAGGGCGGATTGACTTCCTTCGTTAACCAATCGGCCAAGGCGGCGTCCCTCGCAGGGACGCCCTACTGGCTCCTAGTCCATAAACGGGATCGCAAGCCCGCGATCTATGTGACGAATCACATCAGTGACATCCACGAGGGAGCACTCAAATCCTACTGCTTCGGGCTCTGGTCGGATTTCACGAGCCAAGGCATGCTCCGAACCCTTAAAGAAATCAAATGACAGCACTTATAAATTATGTGAATTACCGCGTTGCGTCCCCTATCGACCTTATGAATATACAGAAACTCGATGCCGAAAACGATCGCCTGCCTAAAAGCGATAAGTGGTGGTTTCGCCGATTAGAATTCGGCGAAGAAACAAACACCGTTGTCCACGTCGCCGTCCATGCCCACACCCGATCGCTGGTCGGCTATATAGTCACGACCTGGGCAACTCACAATACAATAAGAATTGATCGATTATTGGTCGGGAAGGACTTCCGCCGGATTCGAGTTGGTAGTAGAATGTTGCTACGAGTGCTTAGCGATAAGCCCCGCGAAGTAAGCAAACTGGCATACGTAGTCCCTGAGCAGGATTTAGAGACACAGCTATTCCTGAAATCGGTTGGATTCAATGCCAAACTCCCCCTAAGGCAAAATGCTTTTCCTGATACAGAATCAGGAGTCGGCATTAAATTCGAATGGATTGAAACTACAGATGCGGTTTGATAGGCAGGATTTATTGCGGACTTTAGAGTCCTGTGCTGCAGGACTCAACACCAAAGAGAATATGGAGCAAAGTAGTTGCTACGTATTCGTTGATGGAACGCTGCATACCTACAACGGTGAGATCCTTTGCCGAGTTAGCATCGCTAACTCGGTAGGGGATCCGTTCCCGTATAAGTGTGCCGTCCATGCCAAGACTCTACTGGATACGCTCCGTAAGAGCCCTGATGACGAACTTGACATTGATCAGATAGACGGTCGCCTATCAATTAAAGGAACTGGCAGGCGTCAGAACATTAAAGTCTCGACTGACATACTGCTAGAAACAGATGAGGTAGAGAAGCCCGGGGAGTTTACTGATCTCCCTCCGATCTTCTCGGAAGCCCTCGGATTAGTGGCAAGCTGTGCGGCCATAGATGCCGAACCGTTCGCACTGAACTGCGTCGACTTCACTCCGCGGGGAATACAAGCCACCAACAAATACCAAGCGATGCGGTTCATTGTCGCCACAGGAGCGACCGAACCTCACATCTTGGTAAGAGCCACTAGCTGCAAAGCCCTGAATGGAATCGGGGCTGCAGCAGTGAGTTATACCCGTGATTGGATTCACTGGAAGACTTACTCAGGATTGGTTATCTCGGTACGGCGTCTAGGCGAGGACTACCCAGACATTACTTCGATCTTCACGGAACCGAAGATCGGTGAATTGCTTTTGCCTGGGGCTCTGACCGAAGTAATCGATCGAGCAATGGCATTCGTTCTAGAGAAGAAAGAAGATCAGAAGATTACCTTACAGCTTCGTCCGGATAACATCATAGTGCGTGCGGAATCCGTCCACGGGGATTCCGAGGAGGAAAAACCTATAGTTTACTCTGGAGTAAATCTGGATCTCCAGGTAAATCCATCGGTGATGTCTTTGATTCTCAAGCATGGAGCACCAATTACAATTTGTGATTCATGCCTACGGATCAGAGGCGACGGGTTTCTTTATGCAGTATCCGCAACACAGGTAGTTTAATGTTCACGTTCTTGTCCCCCAAAACAACCGCTAAAGCACCGGCCCTGCTCGGCCCAGACTGTACAAGTTGCGGACTTCTGAGCAAGTGCCGATTCCCGAAACAGATTCCACAGACCCGCCATAAGCTAGCGATAGTCATCGATGCTCCGGACGATCGGATGGATGGACTTCTCTACAACGAGAAGTTGGTCGATATTCTGGCAAAGCACAATTACTCGATACGCGACTGTGTAATAATACCGGCGGCCGCTTGTGCTGGCGATAACCCAGAAAGCTGGAAACATTGCCAGCCTCTACTGATTCAGAATCTACGATCGATCAAACCGGAAACCGTTATTCTGCTAGGAAAGGTAGCTACGGCGGCTGTAGTCGATTATCTCTGGCAGCATCCGGCAGAATTGCCGGATCGCTGGTACGGTCGCCGGATTCCGTCTCGCGAGCTCAACGCTTGGGTATACCCGATCGGCAGGGCAGCTTACCAAAAGAATCCGACCGTTAGCGAGATCCAATACTTCCGTTGGCTACGGCATGCCCTGCGAAGCGAGGGACGGCCGTACGACGAAGTGCCTGACTATCCATCCATGGTAGGAACTCCTAGGCAGAAGAACTACATCATTCGAGCTCTGGAAGAAGCAAGCCAGTCTACTTTTTCGGCGTTCGACTACGAAACCAATCACCTGAAATGCACCAAGCCGGGAGCTAAAATCTATTCCGCTTCCGTAGCTTGGTACGAGAACGAGACGCCAAAGTGCGTTGCGTTCATGATGACTCCAGACCTACAGGAAGCCTGGACGACCTACCTTACATCTAATTCCTACAAGATCGCTGCGAACATGAAGTTCGAGGATCGCTGGTCTAGGCAGTTCTACGGAGTGGAAGTGAATCGATGGGTTTGGGATACCGTAATAGCAGCCCATATTGCGGACACGCAAATGGCCGTTGCGGGTTTGAAGTTCCAGGCTTTCACAGAGCTAGGCCAGCCGTTCTACGCCAAAGGCGTAGAACAATTGTTCCAGTCGACGAACGCCGATGGATTCAATTCGATCCATAAGGCGGACCCGAATGAACTCTTACTGTATAACGGCATCGATTCGCTGGCTGAGCTAGACCTCGGAATGCTGCAGATGTTTGCTGCGGGGAAGCAAACCAAGTTCTGGTCTACATCATTACCCCGTCGTAAGTATTACGAAGCCGGAGTTTGGGGATGCTGAACGAAATCAAGTTAACCAATTTCCAAGCCCACAAACGTTTGGTGCTCGCGTTGCGTCCGGGCTTGAATGTTGTTACCGGTTCATCGGATACGGGCAAGTCGGCCCTAGTCCGTGCCTTGCGATTCGTGGCCCTCCACGAAAACGCAACAGGATTGACCACCCACGGCGAGACGGATATGTCGGTGCGTGTTTTCACGAACGCAGGAGACATAATCACGCGGTTCCGTAACGCCAAAGAATACGGCTACGCACTGAATGGTACGCAAAAGTTCCTGGCCTGTGCTCGAGATCAGCCGATCCCGATCACTACTGCTCTAAACCTGACACCGACTAATTTTCAATCGCAATTCGATCCACACTTCCTACTATCGCTCACGCCAGGACAGGTGGCTAAAGAGATCAATCGGATTGTGGCCTTAGAGGACATCGATCGCTCCTTGAGCTGGCTTAAGGAGCGCACCAAATCAACTGGAATCCTGCTCGAATCTGTCGAGCAGGATATTACCGGCATTGAAGAATACCTAGAAGCGAACAAGCATATCCCCCAACTGGGGGATATGCTTACGGGACTGCGGGAATCAGCTATCGGCTATGCTAGCCTAGTAGACGACCGCATAAGCCTTTCGAGGCTACTAGAAGAAATTCTAATGCTACGGAAGCGGTGTCTTCGGGACGTAGCCCGGGCCGATGCTGCTGAAGCAGCTTTGACAGAGGGGCGCAGTTTACAGGCCACTAGATCGCTGAAACATGCCCTAGAATCGATCGTGCGGGAAGCCGCGGCCATTGCGGCCTTGCCGCGACTAGAAGCGGCACGCGACGTTTTAGAGAGTGTGATCACCAGCGGAATGCGGAGAGCTGGATTGATCAATCTTTGTTTCAGTTTCGAGCACGCCGAAAAAACTATTCTGGAAAAACTAGAACAACAAAAAACCATCGAGCACAAGCTCGAACAGGCGATCGCCATGCGATCCGTCTGTTCGAAGTGCGGAAAACCACTATGATGCATCTAATAACTACAAGCGACTGGCACTTACGATCGACGGTTCCGTGTTCTCGGGCCGAAAAGAATTGGTTCGAGGTCATGGAAACCACGATCCTTGATCTATTTAGGATTGCCAAAGACACGCCTATTCTAATCGCTGGCGATATTTTCGACAGGCCAGACCCGCCTGCGAGCCTAGTATCTTGGGCCATTAGTTTATTTCGTCAGTCCTATGACGAAATCTACTGCACTCCCGGTCAGCACGATCTAAAGAACCATGTTCTTGCTGATCGGCTAGACGGTGCGTACGGCGCCTTGGTTAAGGCCAAAGTGATTATAGATTTACCGG